CGCACATTCTGCATCGAAAACCCGACCACGCGACGCGGGTATGTGTATTATGATAAACTGAACGCCGCTCTGTCGGGTGATGAAGCACAGCGCGCGTATTGGTGGCTGATGCGTCGCGATGTTAGTGAGTATGACCACATCTACCCGCCGATGACAGCCACCAAAGCGATGATGACAGAGAGCAGCAGGGCGCCGTCTGATATTATCTTTGATCATATTCTGGAGCATCACGCACCGGATTTGGTGTCCGCAAAGACCTTAAAAACTGCTATTGGCTTGGCTGCGCGAGACCTGGATTTGGAGAAAATCATGCGTGAACCTGGCGCAACTGGCCGGTTGATTTGGCGTAAAATTAAAACATTACGCGCCGACGACACCAAAAATGGTGCGCGATATTTGATAAATGGAAAACAAACTGAGCTGCGCGCCATCCGCCAGAGACAGAAATGGGTGGCACAAGATGACTTGCGCCAAGCGAATATGTTCATAGAGGAGATGAGCAAAACAGAATTGGCGTCAAATGTGGTCAATATTAGCGTAGACTTGGGATAAAATAAAAACTCCTCTAGGTTTCCTCTAACGCTGAACGCCGCCACCCGCCTATGTTTTTTGTTTTAAGAAGGGGAGATAGAGCAGTAGAGTATAGTAATATAGAATAATAATAATAATATTATATATATAAATAGAGAGACTCTAAGGAAAACCGCGTATTTGCTCTAACTTCCCTTTTGGCGGCGGATTTGGCGTAAAAAAGGGCAGAAATCAGCCGATTTCTGCCCTTAGATTTTAGAGGAAAGTTTCCTCTAATGCTTGGCGGCGTGTTTTTGCTCCTTTGACGGCGTATGTCGTGCCCGTGCCATCAACCTAATAACATATGCTTTGGTTTGCTTGTTAAACCTGTTGCCCTTCTTATTGTTTATATGAGCCGGAACAATTCGCAGGTTGGTGTGTACGTGCAATCCGCTAACCTCATCACCCTGCAACGGCACTATGTGATCAACATGATATTGTATGCCATTTTGTGCCGTTAGTTGGCTAGACTTCTTATATATCCGCGCTATCGCTGCATGATCTATCCATGGTGGCGTAGCGCATAACTTCCTGGCTTTGCGCCTTGCTTTTTTAGCGTTGTCTCGACCCCGCAACATTACATATTCAGGGTCCAAAGCTTTGCGCCTTGCTTTGGCTAACGCGCTGCCGCGATCTCGTTGCTCTCTCAGCGTCGGCCCTTTACTCCGTAGTTCACGAAGATGTGCCCTAAGTTCACGATTATATTTATTTTGACGATCTAACTTTTCTCTTTTTGATTGCATGAGGTTCCCCTTTCAATACTCTTTTTGCGTATATGGCGCGCGTGTCGTCGGTCTTGTTGTGATTTTTTAATGAGCATCATTCCCATTAAAATCGCTTTTGACTGTGGCACCTTCTGCTCACCCGACTCGTAGCGGGAGATGTGGCGCGCTGTGACGCCGATGAACTGCCCCAGGCTGTGCTGGGTGTGCGCCAGCTCGTGGCGCGCGTCCCTGAACTGTTTAGCGTTCATACGCCACCGGAAACGTCGGTCACATAAGGTGATTCGTAGTCGTGCACGTCGTCGACAATCCACACCTGTACTATGTTGGCGCTGTCGCATTGCGCCAGCGCCGCCTCCTCCGCCTCATCAATCGAGTCGGCGTTGACGTAAATTGTGGTTGACTCGGTTATGTCGCGCGTCACGACCACGGTGTATTCTTTTATCATTTTACGTTGCCTTTCCTGTTGAGTTTACGAGCTTTTGATATTATGCGCTCGCTGACTGGGCCCATATATTCACTGCCGTTTGCGTCGACGCAACGCCAGCACATGCGATTCCCAATCCACGAGCTTTTGAATTTTTTATTACATCTCAGGCACGACCTGCTGGCCGTGTTGAGTTTAGGTGAGGCGGGCGGCTTCGCGGCGTAGGGTTCAAATGTCATGCCGCCGCCTCGCTTGCCTGCTGCTCCGCAAGCCATTTGTGCGCCACTGCGTTTAAACGCTCATATATTGTCCATTGTAGGATTTTCCAAACGTCGACCTCATCAGAGCCACTGTTACTAAAAATGTTATCATCAGGGTAGGCCAAGCTAGAGTCCTCTGCTAGACACTCCGCAAGCTGGTATAGGTAAATTGGAATGGCGCCATCGCAAATCTCGTGTAATAAATCTTCTGGATATTTTGCCTCTAAAATCTCGGCGCGCATATCGGCCAACGTGTAGCTTAGATCGCGCTCGAGCTGCCAAACGCTTGTTGGGATTTTCGTGTCGCTCATGGCATTTTCCCTTTCAATTTTGTTGCGGTAAAATTTGCCGCGCTATACCCACCGCTCGCGCGGTGGGCACGCCGCGAAAAACTCCTATTATTCTACAATAGGTGCTGCGGTTTCCGACTCCGCCGTTTTTGCCGCCTCCTCATTTTTCAGGCGGATTTCGTTATTTAACGTCCTGATTTGCTGCGCCCATTCTTGCGCTTCATCATCACCCCACACGCCGAGGCGTTGTGCCACTATCTCAGGCAAAATGCCCTGCGCGGCGCAATGCATTGCGGCGTTCATGGTGCCGTTTGCCGATGTTTGGCCGTTTGCGGTGTACGTGCCGTCCGGGTTGTAATTGCAATCGCCGGAATTACTGGCATTGGCCGCGATACCGCCAGCCGATAAGACTGCTACAAGACCGCCCATTGCTATATAGATTTTCTTCATTTTGTTTACTTTCTCTGTTTTGCGGTAGAATTTGCCGCGCTATACCCGCCACTTGTGGGCGGGTATGCCGCGAGAAATTAACTCGCTGTTTAAACGCTCAAGCTATGCGGCACGGTGCCGCACATGCCGGGCATGACAAATCAGGGTTGGCGTCGATCCACTTGGCGCTAGTCCGAAAGACCATGCCGCACTCGTCGTTTGCGCATGTCACCTTGTGCATTCGTGTCGTTTGTTTTTTGTGTTTTGGGTTAACTGTAATTTCGGCGTGCGGGTAGTTGCCTAAAATGTGCCATTGCTCGTCAATCCACTGTTTAAACGCCTCACCCGCCACCGTGGCGGTAGGTTTACCCTCCAACTCGCACATGCGCGCCAATTTGGTGAATGGTGCCCTGTGGCCGTTTTCACATTTGTCAGCAACGTGGCACAATTCATGCGCCAGCACGGCGGCAACGTCGACATTGTCGGCCAGGGTGGGTGATATGAAGATTTCATAAATATCGGCGCTTGACGCCTCGGAATGAAAGCACTGGCCAAGGGTGCGGCGCTTCATGGCACGGCCACCTGAGGACGGCCAACCGCACGTCACCTTGAAGTTTTCAAGCGCGATGCCGTTTGTGGTGAAATAATGCCCCACTATTTCCTCGGCGCAGCGGGTTAACCATTGTTCGCGATTACTCATTTTATCAGTTCCCTTTGTTTGTTGTTTCAATCTATCTTATGCCGCGCACCGTTTCCGATGCGCGGAGAAAGAGAGACTAGGGGCAGGGTATGAAATTATATTCGATACCATTCGCGCCGTTGTGCCGCTGGATGTATTCGCCGCCGTTAGTAAACTCCCAACACCAGCAAAAAGCGTTATAAGCAACCCAGCCCGCCGCGAACGCTTCCTCAGGATCATGCCCGAATTTACTTAAAAGCGCGTCGGCGCTGGATGTTGTGAGATTGTCGAGATATTCACGTTGTGCCTTGTTCATGTTCAAATTCCCTTTGTGTTTAACTACCCACAAACTAGCACGTCATTTTGTCCGGTTGCAATATAAATCGCCAAAAATTGTTATGTTAATATTGCATGGCGAGCTATGCTGTGCGCGCATGACGGCCAGGATTTATGGCGCAGATACTTAGGGGATAAAATATGGGGACGAGCGCGAAGCGGCCGCGCCAACGCAGCCAAGGCGAGCGCGGGATGCGATTGCGCGACACCATCGCCAACCATTTCGAGCGTATAGAAAGCAGCCGCAACTACCTAACCACGCTGGCGCTCAACCACCCACAAGTCTATTGCGCGCTCGTCGCGAAGGTGATCCCACAACAGGTTGCGGTTGATGTGACGCACCACGCCGTTGACCTTGGCCAGCTCATGCTCGACGCACACGCCACGCTTCGCACGCTGCGCGATGTGACGCCGCAAGTACCTTTAACCAGCCCCACGCCTCACCCGCCTGAGTTGGAGCAACACCCCGCCTCGCTCAATGTTTCACGTGAAACGCCCCCAATTGAGAATGCATAGAAGCCCTACAAAATTGAAGCCTATTAAGCCAGGCGGGGGGGTGGGGCGGGGGTACCCCCTGGATCGCCGGCGCCCGCGCACCCATAGGTGCTCATCCCAGCCCTACGCGTCATTTTTTTTGAAAAATTTTTTTTAGTACCCCGCAACAGCAACACCCGTCTCACTTTTGAAGTAAAATCGTATGGCTAAACAGCAACCACATCCTAATGAAGATCAACTGATCGCACAGGTCATGGCGTTCCGAGATGATCCCCTGGGGTTTGTGCTGTTCTGTTTCCCGTGGGGAAAGATTAATACACCCCTGGAACATCATCAGGGGCCACGGCAGTGGCAGCGTGACGCACTGTTGCAGCTCCAGGCGCACATTCATAACAACCATCGGAAGTTTGATCAGGGCGATACACCAGAGTTGATGCGTCTTGCTCGGGCCAGCGGGCGCGGTATTGGCAAGTCGGCGTTTCTTGCATGGGTGGCGTTGTGGTTGTTCTGCACCCTGCCGAGTTCCACAGTCATCGTCAGCGCCAACACGGAGCAGCAGCTACGGTCGACCACGTTTCCTGAGATCAGAAAGTGGGCGACCATGAGCCACATGTCGCGTTGGTTCGAGCATCAGGTTGAAGCGCTGCACCCAGCCGACTGGTTGGTCGAGGCGCTCAAGAAAACAACGCAGTATGATGACGCGTATTGGTACATCAAGGCCAAGTTGTGGAGTGATGAGAATCCAGACGCGTATGCCGGCCCGCATAGCCAAATGGGCATGGCGGTGCTGTTTGACGAGGCCAGCGGCATCCCGCCTAACATTTGGCCTGTCGCGCACGGTTATTTTACAGACAAGACTATATACCGGGTATGGGTGGCGATTAGTAATCCGCGTAATCCGAGTGGCGCGTTCTTTGAATGCTTCCACCGCAACCGCGAGGAATGGAATAACGCCAAGATCGACGGGCGCACGGTTGTTGAGAATGACCCCGGCGTGTACGACGCGATTATACGGGAGTATGGCGTCGACAGCGATGAAGCGCGTGTGGAGGTGTATGGGCAATTCCCAAGACAGGGTGACGAGAACTTCATCGCACGAGATGATGTTGATGCGGCCATCGCGCGCGAGCTGCCGGCCGAGGACTTAGGGGCGCCGTTCATCATGGGCGTCGACCCGGCTCGTATGGGTAATGATAAGGCGGTCATACGCTTCAGGCATGGGGTGGACGCGCGCAGCATCCCACCGCTGGTGTTTCCCAAGTGTAAGACCAGGGAGATGGCCGAGCATGTGGCGACCGCCATTGAGAAGTATAAGCCAGATCATGTGTTCATTGAGAGTGATGGCGTCGGCGGGCCGGTGATCGAGTTGTTGCAAGAGGGCGGCTATCGGGTGACACCGGTGTTCGTGTCCGAGTCGGCGCAAGACTCGAAGAAGTGGTATCTGCACAGGACAGAGGTGTGGGGGCGCATGGCTGAGTGGATCGACTCGGCGTGCTTGCCAGACGAGGACAACTTGACGGATGACCTGTGCACCATGCGCTATCGCATGAACCTGAAAGGGCAGAAGGCGCTATGGACGAAGAAGGAGATGTTGAAGGAAGGTTTCGGCTCACCTGACTATGCGGACGCGCTGGCGATGACTTTCAGTCGGCCGGTCAGCAGATTGGATTCCAAGACCTCCAAGAAGTTTAAACGCGGCAGGGTTGCAGATGATGTAGATTGTGTTATATTCACGTAATATCCTTGCAAGGAGATTGAATTATGGGTGGAATATTTGGGGGATCATCTCCTTCACCGCCGCCGCCGCCACCACCGCCACCACCCCCGACGAAGTCTGACGCTGATGTGCAGGCCGCAGCTTTAGCGGCGCGTCAGCGCCGTGCGGCTGCGCTTGGACGCAGCGACACGATCAAGACGAGTGGGCAGGGTGTGTTGGACGAAACGGATACACCGACAAAACAACTGTTGGGGAGTTAGTTATGCCAGTCGGTATGGGCGCAGGTGTTGGTAGTGGAGGAACTGCTAGTGCTGGTCATGGAGCAGCGGGTACAGGGGCAGCCGCAGCCGGAGCCGCCGCAGCCGGCTACGCTTCCCACAATTCTGCATTTTCTGCTGCTCAAGGCAATAAAGGCAATAAAGGTTCCTACGGACCGAATCTCCCTTTTCAACTTAAAAAAGTTATCGTAGCCGCACCGCCGTTAGCGAGCGCGGCTACAATCTCAGACCCCACAACGAGTGAAGACGTTCAGGCGGGACTCCGTAGAGACGCGGCCGCTGACCGCAACCCTGTGACGACCACAGACCCTGGTCCGGGTCCGGCTCCAGCCGCAAAACAATTCACGGGTAGTCTTGGCGACACACAAAGCGCAACCTTGAAGCTGTTAGGTTCCCCTTGATGGGTGGTTTTGGAAAGATTTTAGACCCGGCCGGCATCTTCGGTGGAGAGCAGGCAAAACAGGGCGGCATCGTTGATAAGATAACGAATCCTTCAGGAGAGTTCGTTCGTCGCAGCAAGATAGCCAAGAAGGCTGTCGACCCATTGGGCATCTTCGGTGAAGAGGGACCGCCCACAGCATCAAACACGTTGTTGTCCGACTGATGAGTGAAATAGCAAAAGATATCATCAAAACCCACGACAAGTGGAAGGGTGATCGCGGAACATGGGAGTCCCACTGGTCTGAGATAGACGAGCGGGTGCTGCCGCGCTACGCCATGACCATGCAGAGTTCCTCCTCTGGTTTGACCAAGGGGCAGAAGCGCACCGATAAAATGATTGACAGCACGGCCAGCATCGCGCTGGAGCGGTTTTCCGCTGCGATGGAAGCCATGTTGACGCCGCGCAACCAGCGCTGGCACCGCGTGACAGCTTCCGATGAGGCGCTCGCTGCCGACCATGATGTCAAGGTATGGTTTGAGAACGTCACGAACATGTTATTCAAGCAGCGGTATAAGCCGTCTGCGAACTTCGCCAGTCAGCAGCATGAGGTCTACATGGGTCTCGGTGCCTACGGCACGAGCATCCTACACACCGACGCGCATGACGAGGGTGGGTTCCGCTACCGCGCCACTGATCTACGTGAGATACTCATTGGTTTAAATCACCAAGGTATCCTGGACTCCAGCTCCCGTAAGTTCAACATCTCTGCGCGCCTGATGCAGCAGAAGGTAGACGCTGGACGGTGGAGTACAATTCCCGATGCGGTTAAGTCTGCGCTAAAGACAGAACCTTCAAAAGAGTTTGAGGTTATCCATTGCGTTAAACCCCGTGTCGAGGTTGATAAGAAGCGTCTTGACTATAGGGGTATGAAGTACGCGTCATACTATGTCGCAGTGGAAGGTCAGACAATATTAGGTGAGGGTGGTTTCAACACCTTCCCTTACCAGGCATCACGCTACGTTACTGGGCCGTCTGAGGTCTATGGCCGCTCTCCCGCCATGATGGCGTTGCCGGCGATCAAGGTTCTCAACGAGCAGAAGAAGACCATGTTGACGCAGGGTCACCGCGCCGTGGCGCCGGTGTTGCTAGCGAATGACGATGGTGTAGTCGACGGGTTCAGTATGAAGCCGGGTCACATCAATCCTGGTGGGGTATCGCCCGAAGGGCGCCCGCTGGTGCACGCACTGCCGGTCGGCAATTTGGCTGCGGGCCAAGAGCTGATGGACATGGAGCGGTCCACAATAAACGATATTTTCCTTGTGACGCTGTTCCAAATCCTGGTGGATACGCCGGCCATGACGGCTACAGAGGTGTTAGAGCGCGCCCGAGAAAAGGGAGCCTTGTTAAGCCCCACAATGGGCCGGCAGCAATCTGAAGGCCAAGGCCCAATGATTGAGCGTGAGATCGATCTGTTGCAGCAACAGAACCTGTTGCCGCCTATGCCCGAGGCGCTGATCGAGGCCGAGGGTGAGTTCGAGATTATCTATGACAGCCCTCTGAATCGCGCCCAGCGCGCCGAGGAGGCTGCTGGTTGGATGCGCACGCTGGAAGCAGCGGTGGCCTATGCCAACACGACACAAGACCTGTCGGTGCTGGATCACTTTAACACCGACGTGATCTACCCGGCGTTAGCTGAGATCAACGCCATGCCGCCATCCTGGATGGCCTCACCTGAGACGGTCGAGCAGAAGCGCGCACAGCGACAGGAAGCCGCTGATACGCAACAGATGGTTGAGGCCGCGCCTGCCGCTGCTGGCGTGATGAAAGCGCTGGGTAGTGCGGGCTAAAATTAAAGACTACCTTATCTCCCGCAAGCAGTCGTATGCCAAGACGTTCAAAGGCGTCTATGGTGAGCGTGTGTTGGATGATCTAGCCAAGTTCTGTCGTGCAAACAATAGCACCATCCACTCCGATCCACGCATGGAGATGGTGCTGCAAGGTCGGCGTGAGGTGTGGCTGCGTATTGCGGCGCACCTGAACATGACCGACAAAGAAGCATGGAAACACTTTAACCCCAATAACGGAGATTTAGATGGCTGATGCCCCCGCCCCTGCACCCGCACCTGCTGCGGCCCCTGAACCGGCTGCGGCCCCCCTTGAACCTGCTGCCGCGCCTGTGGAAAATCATTGGATGGACTCATTGGAAGTGGGTGAGACCCGTGACTGGGCCGAGGCCAAGTCAATGCGCAGTGGGAGCTTTGAAGATGTCGTCAAGAGTTATCACAACCTGGAGAAAGTCGTTGGCGCCGATAAGGCTGGCCGCACGGTTACACTATTGGGCGACGATGCCACACCTGAACAGGCCGGAGACTTCTATACAAAACTCGGTCGGCCGGAAGACGCCGCTGGATATAACCTCGCTGCACCAGAAGGAGAAAACGGCGCATTCGCGCAATGGGCTGGTGATACCTTCTTTGAGGCTGGATTAACCAACAAACAGACCAACTACCTTGCCGAGAAATGGGGGGAGTTTGTCGGCTCTACCGCTCAGACTACCGCTGATTCAAACGCGCTGAACGCCACGAACGAGACTGCCGCGTTGCAGAAAGAGTGGGGCGCCGCGTTCGATAATAAAACGAAGGGTGTAGACAACACCGCCGTGGCGCTGGGTATGACCCCGGAACAACTAGCCGGTCTGAAGGCCAGTATGGGGCCAGCCGGCGCTATGAAGTTTATTGATAGTCTTGGCGCCAAGATGGGCGAGGATGGTCATATTGAAGGTGACGGCGGCAGTTCTGGTGGGCCACTGACACCGTCGTCAGCAGCCCTTGCGTTGAGTGAACTGACCGGTAATAAAGAATTTATGGACGCGTGGGTGGATAGAATGCATCCCGGCCATAAAAAAGCAGTTGCAAAGAAAGCCGCCCTCAGTCGTCTCGTGTCGGGCATCGCCGAATAATATTAATAGGAGTTAAATCCATGTCATACGGAACGAAGAAGAAGCCCAGGAAACCACGTCCGCCAATGAAATGAGCGAATTTGGTTGTTGTATTTAAGCAACTGATGTAATATTGTCACATATTGAATGAGCGCATCGTCATGTTGGCGGTGTCGAAACGGTTCCGCCGGTAACCCGCAAGGGCCGGCTATGACGCAGCCTTAGTAGTTGGCCCCGGCTTCCGGGCAAGCCTGTAGCTTTTGTTTTAACCGACAGAAGAGGGGGCTATCCTCATGTCAAATGAAATCTTAGATTGGTCAGTAATTGACTACAAATCTACAGTCGAGTTGCTTCTTCAGCAGCAAGGCTCGCGGTTTCGCGGAATGGTCGTGGAAGATTCCTATCATGGCAAATCCGGTGCTGCCGTAAATCAAATTGGTGCCGTGACTGCGCAGAAGCGTACCACTCGCCATGCCGATACGCCACTTATTGAGACTCCCCATGATCGCCGTTGGGTTTTCCCATCCGATTATGAATGGGCCGATCTCATCGATGACGCTGATAAACTCCGTACCATTGCCGACCCGACCTCGCCATATGCTGTTAATGGCGCAATGTCGCTCGGCCGTGCGATGGATGATCTTATCATCACCGCAGCTACGGCATCCTCACTTACCGGTGAAGATGGCACTACTACTACGGCCTTTCCGGCAGGCCAAACGGCCGGCACTACTGCCGGTGGTCTGACGGTAGCTAAACTTCGTGAGGCGATGCAGTTGTTCATCGCAGCCGAGGTGAATGTGGATGTCGAGCCTATGTTCTGCGCCATTGGTGCACAACAGCATGATGATCTGCTCGGTCAAACCCAGGCGATCAGCTTGGATTTCACCACTAAACCGGTGCTGGTCGATGGCCGCATCAAATCCTTTATGGGCTTCAACTTTGTCGACAGCCAACGTCTGGCGCTTTCTGGTACAGATCGCACGGTCGTGTGTTGGGCGAAATCTGGTCTACATCTTGGTATCTGGGATGATATCGACGTGCAGATCGATAAGCGCCCTGACAAATCCAATTCAACGCAGGTTTACGTAAAAGGCACGTTTGGTGCCACCCGCCTTGAAGAGGAAAAAGTCGTCGCCATAACCTGCTCAGAAGCATAGGAGGGTATAGATAATGGCTACTACTTATAGCGCTCAAAAGACGAAGTGGGACCAAAACAGTCCCACGACCATGATCAAGCCTAGCGAGCAGGCTGGTCGAATCCGTATTGCCTACGCTTCAGCAGAAGCGGCGTCTCTGGCAGTCGGTCCGATTGAAATGTTCAATCTTCCGAATGGCGCACGGATATTGTCGGGTGAGGTCGTACATGATGCTCTCGGCAGTTCAACTACGGTTTCAGTGGGCCACGCGGCTTATGTGAACTCCGCAGGTACGGTCGTAGCTTTAGACGTTGATGAATATAAAGCTGCTGCTGCCTCTACCGCAATCGCCACCGTGGGTATTGCGGCTACTTCGGCGCTTGGTCGTAACTCGGTCGTGGATGCAAACGATGTTGGCATCCCGATCACCGTAGTTACTGCTGGTGCTGCTGCTACAGGCACGATAGAATTGACGATGATGTACGTCGTTGACTAACACTACGGGGGAGGGCTATAGCGCCCTCCCCCACTTCTATCCTGCGGTACCAACCTGGGAGTTAACCTATGGCCGACGCCGTTAGTTTATGTAATCTTGCGCTACAAGGTTTAGGCTCCAACTCAATTACAAGCCTCACCCAGAACTCCACTGCGGCGAAGGCTTGTAATCGCGTCTATGAACATGCACGGGATACTGAGCTGCGTTCACATCAATGGGGCTTTGCGCGCGCGCAAGTTCAGATCGCGGCTGATTCTACAAACCCAACTTTCGGTGCGGCCAAGCGTTATCTTAAACCTTCAGACTGCTTGCGTATTTTACCGACCGAAGGCCAGGATGGATCATCTATGCAAGATGACTTCCAAACCTTTGGCCGATACATCCACACAGATCACGCCTCCCCAATTAACCTGATCTACGTGCAGCGCGTTACCGATGTTGAGCAGATGGATCAATGCTTTAAAGACTTGCTGGTAAAACGTATTGCCAACGATGTCTGCGAGAAAGTCACACAATCTAATAAGAAACGTGAATTAGCGCGCGCCGAGTATATAGCTGCGCGGAATATGGCACGTAAGACCAACAGTTTTGAGAAACCTCCGACAGAGCCGCCCGAGGATGAGTGGGTAACGGCGAGGAACTGAGATGCCCCGCGCTGACCCTATTCAAAATAATTTTAACGGAGGTGAAATATCGCCTCTGTTGTACGGCCGTCCTGATGTAGACCGCTACAAGACGGGCCTGCAAACCTGTTTAAACATGGTCCCGCTAGTACAGGGGCCAATTGAGCGTCGACCTGGCACGAAACATATTATTGGTGTCAAGACAAATAGCCTGTCCACCATGATCAAGGAGTTCGTGTTCTCGTCCTCGCAGGCTTATATTATTGAGTTTGGTAACCTGTATGCCCGCTTCATCAAAGACCGGGCGCAGATTGACACCGGCTCACCGATTGAATTGACGACTACATATCTGACTGCTGATCTGTTTAATCTCCGCTTCGCGCAAAGCGCCGACCTGTTATACATCACACATAAATCCTACCCGCCGCGCAAGATGAGCCGCACCTCCGACACGTCGTGGTCGATTACGAATGTGACGTTCATAGATGGGCCATATCTGGTCACTAACAGCACAGCAACTACGTTGAGTTTGTCTGGTACTACCGGTTCTGTGACGGTTACAGCGTCGGCGGTAACCGGTATTAATGGCGGCACTGGTTTTCAGGCTTCAGACATCGGGCGCCTGATCCGGTGGCAAGACGCGGCGTCCAATTGGACCTACTTGACCATCACGGGGCGCTCCGGCACCACCAGCGTGACCGCCGCAATCGACGGCCCCGCCGCATCAGCTACGACGGCGACAATACACTGGCGGTTGGGGCTGTACTCAGCGACCACTGGTTACCCTTCGGTGGTGGGGTTTCATCAGAACCGGCTAGGTTTTGCCGGCACAACTGACTTTCCACTACGCTACGACTTATCCGTCAGCGGTGACTTCGAGAACATGGCGCCGACCGACACTGACGGAACTGTTTTGGACGATAGCGCTGTGACCGATTCCTTGTCGGGTGACACGGTCGATCCCATCCGATGGATGATGAGTGACGAGAAAGGGTTATTGCTGGGCACTTTCGAGGCTGAGTGGGTCTCACGACCCTCTGACACCAGCACGTTGCTGACACCCTCCAACGTCAAGAGCGCGCGCTCTACTGGCTACGGTAGCGGTGCTGTCGAACCAAAGCGCGCCGGCAAGGTAATATTGTTTGTTCAAAAGGCGCTACGTAAAATTCGAGAATTAGCCTTTATATTCGAGGATGATGGATTCAGAGCGCCTGATCTGACGCTGGTTGCGGAGCACATCTCCCGCACCGGCATCGTGCAGATGGCCTATCAACGAGAACCGCAGAGCGTACTATGGTGCGTTCTGGGTGACGGTACGTTGATTGCTCTGACCTATGAGCGCGACCAAAAGGTCGTGGGGTGGAGCCGGCATGTTGTCGGGGGCGTCAGCGATGCCGGCACCACCCAAGCTAAAGTCGAGAGTGTTGCTGTCATCCCCAATCCCGCCGGTGACGCTGATGAGGTTTACCTCGTTGTGAACCGCTACATTAACGGCGGCACAGTGCGCTACATAGAGCACATCAAACCGTTTTGGGATGAAACCTACGATCCCGAAGACGCTTTCTACATAGACAGCGGGCTTTCACTCAACAACCCTGTCACTATCACCGGCATCACTGCGGCCGACCCTGCTGTCGTGACCGCTGCTTCACATTCTATTGCTGATGGCGCTGAGATACGCATCACCGACATCGTCGGTATGACACAGGCCAACAAGGTGCCATATAGGATAGGGCAGAGTACCACCAATACTTTCGAGCTGTTTAGTAATACAAAACAGGCCGTGCAGATATCCGGTGCAACGAGTGCAAACCCGGTTGTGATTACCGCCGTCGCGCATGGCTTGTCTAATACGGATGAGATTATGATCCGAAACGTCGTCGGCATGACCCAACTCAACGGTAAAGGCTTCACTGTAGCCAACAAGACCGCCAATACTTTTGAGTTATCTGGTATAAATGGCACAGGCTATTCGACATATACCTCTGCTGGTGACATCCATCATGCTATTGACACATCTGACACGGACAACTTTACCGCCTACGTCTCTGACGGTAAGGTGCGCGCGCGGGTGTCGACTCTGTCGGGGCTGTCGCATCTTGAAGGACAGAGTGTTTCCATCCTGACTGAAGGCGCCGTCCACCCTAATAAGACGGTGGCGTCGGGCGCCATTACTTTGAATTACCCTACCTCCAAGGCGCATGTTGGTTTGGGTTTCACCTCTGATTTCCAAACGCTACGCACTGAAGCTGGCTCGGCCACAGGCACGGCGCAGGGTAAGGTCAACAGGTTCCAACAAGTCATCATACGCTTTCACGAGACACTGGGCGGTTCCGTTGGCCCTGATGCGGATAATTTAGACGATATAGTGTTTCGGGCGGGCGGTGATTCTATGGATGCCGCAGTAGCGTTTTTTAGCGGGGATGTAGAGTTCGACTGGGACGGTGAGTACAGTAGCGACAACCATATTTTCTACCGGCAGACCCAACCTCTGCCGGTTACCATTTCGGCAGTAATGCCTCAACTGCATACACAGGACGGGTAATGTTTCACATTCTACCCTTTCAAGCGGCGCACCTGGCTCAGATAAAACTGCAAAGCTCGCAGGCGTACCTCAATGATTGGGTGACGGTCGAGCAGGCCGCTTCGTTGGCGCAGCACCCCAGCTATACTGCTATGGACGATGACACCGTGCT